GAATAACAGTGCCAGTTATCAACACGTCTGATATAGACAAGATTGTGTATTGGGTTGGTGTTAAACAGGCACAGTTTCTTTTGAACGGTGTAAACACTAACTGGAAGGCTGCCCATATATACTACATGGAACAAGCAGCATATTGGCAAGAGAAAATTCGTGATCTCGGTCGAGAAAAGATTGAGCGTAATTTGGATTATATGGGAGAAAGTAATGGGTAAAAAGTCAAGCGGCAACACCTACCAATCGAAGGGTGAGCGACCTAACGTCAAGCGCAACATTCTGAATGCGGTTCGCCGTGATGTGACACCTTCACAGAAGGCAGAGCATATTATGAACGCATATCTGAAGGGTCGTAATCCTTGGTTGACTGTTCCTAATCCCAATACGAACGAAACTAACAAGCGATTCATTCGTGTTAAGTCAGAGGATCTTTGGGGCAATCCTAAGCATCGTGGATTTCGTTTAGCAGCAGGAGGTACAGGTGAGTAAACATTTAGAAATGTATACTAAAAACTTCTGTATTTACTGTTATAAAGCTAAAGAGGTCATTAAGAATAACCCCGATATGGCATTTAGCGTGACAGAGTACAATGTTGATACGCAGCAAGCACACTTGGATACATTGAAAGAACGTTTTCCAGGTGTGAAGACTGTTCCGCAGATTTGGATTGCTGGTAAGCATATCGGTGGGTATGAAGATCTTGTTGACTATATTGATGAAACAACGAGTTTGGGATAACCCAATGGATATTTACATACTAGCATTCGTATGTAGCTTGACTGGTATGAATGAATGTGTAGAAATTCGAGATAATATTGATAATTATAAAAGTTTAGCTGAGTGTAAACTCAATATATCTCGAATGCAGAAACACTACAATACTGAGAACGTTCAGTGTATCGCTGGCGATATGATTGAGGATGATTTTGAAACCCCGACAGGAGCATAAATAAATGGAAAAATTGATTGAGTTTTTAAGTGAAGGTGAAGTGACTGTTGATTTTACCAAAGTTGACGGCGCACCACGCACCATGAAGTGTACCATGAGTCAAGAACTGATTCCAGTTCAGCCTGACCTTTCAAGTAATTCTTCTAAAAAGAAAAACGATGAGGTTGCTGTTGTATGGGATTTAGATAAATCAGCATGGCGGTCATTTCGACTTGACAGCGTTAATGCTTTCAAATATAATGATTATTCGTGGAGTAAAACCACAGACTTTTTTTAAAGGAAGGGCAATGTAATGGCAGATGATAAAGAACCAGATTTTCTAGATGAAATCTACAAACCGAAGAAGCGTGAGGTCGAGCAACCTGTTGCTAATACCAATCCACATTATGTGAAAGGTCGTGATTGATGCCATTGAAAATTTTGGGTGCTGACCAAGCACCTGTGAATGAAGCACCAAAAACTGGTGGCGTTGAAAAGAACGAAATAAACAAACGTGCTAGAGGCGGCACAGAGTTGATGATGGAGGGTTTGGAAAAGCGTCTGCCGAAAGGTCTACTAAATGAATTTCAAATCATTCCTTCACGTCTTCGTGGTATTGATCCCAGTCGCAAGTCTTTGCTCTGGTTGCACGATCTGGCAGAAGACCCTGAAGTACAACATCTATCTGACGCTGGACTTAGAAGTAGATTCGATAAACTCATCTTTGTCAGCCATTGGCAGTTTGCGACATATAACAAGGTTCTAGGCATTCCATACGGTGAGTCTATCGTATTGAAAAATGCTATCGAACCTATTGCTGTTCACACTAAACCAAAGGATGGTCCTATCCGTCTAATCTACCATACAACACCTCATCGTGGTCTTGATGTCCTGTTGGCTGTGTATGAGAAGTTGTCTGATAAGTATAAAGACCAGTTGCATCTGGACGTGTATTCTTCATACAAAATCTATGGTAACGAGGAGCGTGATCAGCAGTATGCACAGTTGTTTGACATCTGTAAGTCACATGACCATATCAGTTATCATGGCACTGTGTCTAACGAAGAAATTCATAAAGCACTTCAAGAAGCACATATCTTTGCGTATCCATCGACATGGCAAGAGACTTCATGCATTGCTGGGATTGAAGCAATGTCTGCTGGTTGTGCTGTTGTATGCCCATCACTTGCTGCTCTACCAGAAACGACTGGTGGGTTTGCACTGATGTATCCTTTTGATGAAAACAAACAGCAACATGCTACTATGTTTATGAATGTATTGGATAGTGCTATTCAGCAGTTTTGGGATGACGAAATGCAGACCAAACTACTCTTACAGAAATTGACCGTCGATACCTTCTATGATTGGGATCTACGGGCTGCTGAGTGGAATGGTCTGCTTCGTTCTATGCTAGACTAATTATTGTGTCAATGCGTTT